GGAGAAAGCACATGGACTACTCGCGAAAGCCTACGCCCAAAAGGCTCTCAAGTTGGGAGGAGTTTATGCGCTCCGAACAAGGGAGAAGGGAAAGTTTGGAAGGTACTTGGGTGAAATCAAAGTGGGGCGAACAACAATCAATAAGCTACTCATCAAAGAAAAACTGGCTGTCGAATACACCGGCCAAAATAAAAAAGAAATAGCGGCTGCACAGGAAGCTAACCGTCAAGCACTAATAAAAGAAGGTAAACTAACAGCTACGGGCATACCGCCTGTTAGCGAATACGAGGATAGATTGTAGTGGATGTCATAACCGTAGACTTTGAGACCTATTACTCAAAAACGTTCTCGCTAACTAAACTAACTACAGAACAGTACATTCGTAGTCCTGAGTTTGAAATCATTGGTGTGAGTGTAAAAGTAAATGATGGCGAGACAGTATGGTTGAGTGGAGCATTCAGCGACCTGAAGAGGTACTTACATGACAACTATAACTGGGAAGAGTGTGCTGTACTTGCTCATAACACTTTGTTTGATGGTGCTATTCTTAGTTGGTTGCTTGATATTCACCCTCGTTTATACCTTGATACTCTTTGCATGGCGCGTGCAATACACGGTGTTGATGCCGGTGCGTCACTTAAAAAACTTTCAGAGATGTACGATGTCGGAGAGAAAGGAGACGAAGTAATTCATGCGTTGGACAAACGCCGCGAAGATTTCAGCGATGTCGAATTAGAACGGTATGGGGATTACTGTATCCAAGATGTAGAGCTAACCTACAAACTGTTTAATATCTTTATGACTACGCGCAAGTTTCCGAGGTCAGAACTTAAAGTTATAGATATGACCTTGCGTATGTTTATAGACCCTGTGCTTGAGTTAGACATAGATAAACTACAAGACCACCTGTCGAATCTAAAAATTCAAAAAGATCGCTTGCTCGAAGAATGCGGGATTGAGAAGGACGAGCTTATGTCCAACCCTAAGTTTGCTAAGGCGTTGGAATCACTAGGTGTTATCCCTCCAACCAAAACAAGTTTGCGTACAGGTAAAGAGACGTTTGCTTTTGCTAAAAGCGATGAAGCATTCAAAGCTCTCCAAGAACACGAAGACCCAAAGGTGCAAGCGTTAGTAGCAGCTCGCATAGGACTTAAGAGTACGCTAGAGGAAACACGTACAGAAAGGTTTATTGATATCGCACTGCGCGGCGCATTACCTGTACCGATTAAATACTACGCAGCACACACCGGCAGATGGGGCGGTCAAGACAAGATTAACCTACAGAACCTACCAAGTCGGGGTCAGAACGCTAAAGTTTTGAAGTCATGTATCGTAGCACCGGAAGGATACACGCTGGTTGAAGCCGACTCTGCCCAGATAGAGGCGCGTGTACTCGCATGGTTAGCCGGTCAGGATGATTTGGTCGAGGCTTTTGAGAAGGGAGAAGACGTATACAAGAAGATGGCAGCGGCTATTTATGGTGTGCCTGAATCCGAAGTTACTGCCCACCAACGCTTCATCGGTAAGACTACAATCCTCGGAGCCGGATATGGAATGGGGGCAGTAAGATTCCGTGACCAACTTAAGACGTTCGGGGTTGACGTAGAAGCGGCGGAAGCAGAACGTATTGTACGTATCTACAGGGACACGAACGACTCAATTACTAACTTATGGCGGCAGGCCCAAACTGCACTGATGCGCATCTACCAAGACTACTCCGCAGAACTTGGACGTAAGGGAGTGCTCGAAGTGGTGCCTAATCTCAACGCTATTCAACTCCCATCAGGGTTGATGATGTATTACAACCAGCTAAAAGCTGACGAGACAGAGAAAGGTGTTCAGTTTACGTACAAGACTAGACGGGGCTGGACTAAGATTTACGGCGGTAAAGTTATAGAAAACGTGTGTCAGGGAATAGCACGTTGTGTGATGTCCGAACAGATGTTAATGATATCTAAGCGGTACCCTATTTTGTTAACGGTACACGATTCTGTGGTATGCTGTGTCAGAGACACGGAGGTAGAGGAAGCTGCTATCTACGTGGACTCCTGCATGCGTTACACACCGGAGTGGGCGAACGGCCTTCCCGTGCGTGGTGACGTGGAGATCGGCAAAAACTACGGAGAGTGTACCGAGTGGATACCAAACCAGCGTGGTCGTTCAGTAGCATAAAGACGTTTGATCAGTGCCCGAAGAAGTATTACCACACGAAGGTAGTAAAAGATTACGAGGAGAACTTTGAAACCGAAGCTATCTTTTACGGAAACGAATTTCACAAGGCCGCAGAAGATTACGTCGGCGGTGTAGTTAAAGAGCTAGACCCCCGATTTGACTATGCTTTGAGTGCGTTAGACAAACTCAAAGGTATGAAAGGCGAAAAGCTCTGCGAATACAAAATGGGGCTGACTGAAAAGCTAGAACCGTGTGGATTCTTTGATAACGGTGTTTGGTTTAGGGGTGTAGCCGATCTATTAATAGTTGACGAAAAAACCGGCGTTGCTACAGTAATAGATTACAAAACCGGTAAGTCTGCTAAATATGCAGACAAGGGACAACTAGAGCTAATGGCTCTTGCTGTCTTCAGACATTTCCCTGACATAAAGAAGGTGAAATGTGGGTTGTTGTTTGTGGTATGTAAGGCTTTCATTAAAGAGACATATACCATAGAAAACCAAACAGAACTGTGGCGCAAGTGGTTAACTGCCTACGCTACACTGGAAAAATCATACGACAATGACGTATGGAATCCTAAACCCACAGGGCTTTGTAGAGCACACTGTGTCGTAACTGAGTGCCCACATAATGGGAGGCGATGATGCCATATACAAAAAAGAAACGTCCTTATAAGAAAGAGTACGAGCAACAGAAGAAGCGTGGTGAACATGCTGACCGTATGGAAAGGCAGCGTGCGCGGCGTAAGATAGACAAGGAAGGCGTAGACAAAAACAAGAACGGCAAAGCCGACAAACGAGAGGGCAAGGACGTTAGCCACAAGAAAGCACTGAGCAAAGGTGGCAAGAACTCTCACGGTACCAAGATAGAAAGTAAGTCCAAGAACAGATCGTTCAAACGAGATTCCAAAGGGCGTTTAGTTTCTGAAACTAGTAAGCGTGAGAAGAAAAAGAAATAAGGAGAATGATGTCATGCAAGATGAAATACCTACAGTCGATTGTTACATACGTGGCAGGCAATATGTCTTTGTGTGTAAAGAATGCGGGGACAGACACTATCACGGATTAGGCGGGGGAGAAGGGCATAGGTCTTCTCATTGTACCGTAGAAGGTGCGTACCCTAGAGGGTACAACTTAAAGTACAGCCCAGAAGAAGATTTAAGAAGCCGCTGCGTTACCGGTGATCATCCGGAAGCCATTGAAAATAAAAACGAACTTCTAGCAATGGCTGCTAAATACCCAGATAAGCTAGTAGGGTAACTTAAATGCAAATTGTCGATAACAGAGGCTTGCTTCTGCGGGTTCGTAATCCCGAAAAAATTACTGCGGCGATACCAAAGAGCAGACAACTCAACGCAAATGACGTTATTGTTAACTGGGGTGTAGATGAGTCCCGTGTTTTACGGAACTTAAACGTCAGAGATGTGCCATCCCCCATACTGGGCAAGTATAAATGGACAGGCAAGTACCAGCCTTTCGAGCATCAGAAAACAACTTCCTCTTTCTTAACCTTAAATAGCCGGGGGTTTTGCTTTAATGAGCAGGGCACCGGAAAGACCGGCTCTGCAATCTGGGCGTCAGACTTTCTGCTGGACGAGGGGATAATCAACCGTGTCCTAATCATCTGCCCCATATCTATTATGGATTCGGCATGGCGGGCTGACCTGTTCAAGTTTGCTATGCACCGCACAGTAGACATAGCACATGGTTCTAAAAAGAAACGGCAGGAGATAATCAACGGAGAAGCCGAGTACGTCATTATCAACTACGATGGCGTGGAGATAGTTAAAGACGATATCGAAGCAGGTGGGTTTGACCTGATCATTGTGGACGAGGCTACCCACTACAAGAACTCGCAATCTAAACGCTGGAAAGTACTGAACTCTCTACTCAAACCCGATACTTGGTTGTGGATGATGACCGGTACTCCAGCCGCGCAGTCTCCCGTAGATGCGTATGGGATAGCTAAACTTGTTAATCCTGCTGGCGTGCCCAGATTTTTTGGGGCGTTCAGGGACAAGGTTATGTTCAAGGCTACACAGTTTAAGTGGCTACCCAAACCAGATGCTACAGATACAGTATTCAACGCACTACAACCGGCTATTCGGTTTACGAAAGATGAGTGCTTAGACCTACCTGACATGACCTACGTAAAACGTGAGGTCGAACTAACCCCACAGCAAAAGAAATATTACAAGACCCTTAAAGACCAGATGGTTGCGGTAGCGGCAGGGGAACAAATTTCTGCTGCTAATGCTGCGGTTAACATGAACAAGCTCTTACAAATATCCTGCGGTGCGGTGTATACCGACACTGGAGAGACGGTGGAGTTTGATATTAAGAATCGGTACAAGGTTCTACGTGAGGTGATCGACGAGTCCAGCCAGAAGGTTCTTATCTTTGTACCGTTCAAGCACGTCATTGACGTACTGGCTGAGAAGCTAAAAGCTGACGGTATCACAAACGAGATTATCAGAGGTGATGTGAGTGCGTCCAAACGCACTGAGATATTTAGTAGATTCCAAGATGACCCAGACCCTAGAGTCCTGATAATCCAACCGCAAGCGGCTGCACATGGTGTAACGCTAACTGCGGCAAACACGATTGTATGGTGGGGGCCAACATCTTCTTTGGAAACCTACGCACAGGCCAACGCTCGTGTACACCGTACTGGGCAGAAACATCCATGTACCGTAATCCAACTAGAAGGTTCTAGGGTGGAAAGGCACATATACAAGATGTTGGACGATCGAATAAACGTCCATTCCAAGATGATCGATTTATACACTAATGTGCTTGAACTATAATAAAAACTAGACTAAACTGCGCCAAACCAAGGAGAACTTAGCTAAACTATTGTAATTTGTGGAGATGTCGTGATGAGTAATGAGGTGAAACCCGACTTAGATCGGTTGGTCTCGGTCTATATAAAGATAAGAGACAAGAAGTTAGAGCTACAAGCCGCTCTAAAAGAACAAGAAGAAGAGCTTGTACTGAAGATGAAAGCCATAGAAATCAAACTCTTGGAGCACTGTAAAGATAACGGTGTCGAATCTGTCCGTACAGAGAACGGTACGTTCTATCGGTCTACCAAATCTAAATACTGGACTTCTGATTGGGAAGCGATGGGTAAATTTATCCTTGAAAATGAAGTGCCAGAACTGCTTGAGAAAAGAATCCATCAGGGGAATATGAAGCAATTCCTTGAGGACAACCCCGAAAAGCTCCCACAGGGGTTAAATTGTGATAGCGAATACACTGTGACAGTACGGAGAAAGAAATGACGGACAGTTATGTCTCGTTTGAGGAACTAGCTAAGTACTTGAATGTCAAAGTCCCTACCGTCCGCGAATGGGTAGCTAAAGGGTATGTGCCTAAAGACACTTATATAAAGGTGGCAAACACATACCGATTTAACATTCCGCAAGTGGTAGCAGCTTTGAAACAGGAAGTACCAGAACCGGTCGATACAGACCAAAACGAACCCGTTCAACTTGAACTGGATTTCAGCGATGAGGATGATGTATGAGTAATATAACTATGTTTGAAAACATGCCTGACGAGTATAAAAGTTTACTCGGACAGCTACAGCCAGATACAAATGCGGCTGGTAGGGGAGGGTCTGTTGGAGGTGTTAACAGACTGAGTATTCGTGGCGGCGTATTCCGTAAGGTAGTTAGCGGTCAAGAAGTTGGGGAGTTAGAGCAACGTGCTATAAACGTAGTTCTGGTAAAGACAGCTCCAATCTCACGTATGTATTTTGCTGGTGAGTATACTGCTGGCGCTACTAATCCTCCTACGTGTTGGTCTGCTGATACACAGACAGGCCGTCCTTCTAAAGAAGTAGCTGATGGAGACCGTCAGTCAGAGACATGTTTTGATTGTCCTCAAAACATTAAAGGTTCTGGTATGGGTGAAGGCCGTGCGTGCCGGTACTCACAACGTGTTGCGGTACTGCTTGCGGATGCCGATGGCAACATAAAGTCGAACGAGGTTTACCAGCTACAGTTACCAGCTACTAGTGTGTTTGGTGACAACAAGCAGAAGATGGGGCTACAAACGTATGCACGTTTCCTAGATTCCCAGAAAGCTCCGTTGGCTTCCTTACTTACAGAAATTCGTTTTGATACAGACTCATCTACACCTAAGCTGTGTTTCAAACCAGTACGTGTGTTGGAGCAAGACGAACTTAAAATTGCAATAGATGTGCAGCAGTCGGAAGACACTGAGAAACTTATTGCACTTACTGTTAAACCGAAAGAAGATAGCACTCCCGCACTACCCAAGATAGAAATGCCAAAAGTAGAAGCGGTAGAGGCAGTAGCAGAAGAAGTTGAGGAACCCAAGGTCAAGGTATCTAAAAAGAAAAAGGTTGAAGCACCAGCCGATGTCGATCTTGCAAGTTTGCTTGATGAATTTGATGACTAAAAACAATGGGGCACTACGGTGCCCCTATTTCTCTGATGTGGGAATCTTATGGAAACTAAGGAGTTTCTTAGTACCATTGCCGGAAACGAAGGGTACTATTGCATAGTAGGGATAAAAGACGGCAAAACAATACAGAAATTTTATAGTTCAGTAGATGCGGCTGCTAATGCTGCGCATGAATTTGATGCTGAAGGGTACGATGCTTATTACACTCCGGCCACGTATGTGGAGGATGTAAATCGTAAGGCCGAAAACGTCTTACAAATGAAAGCTCTGTTCCTAGATGTTGATTGTGGAGTCGGCAAACCCTACGAAACACAGCGCGATGCACTAATTGCGTTACATAATTTTATACATGAGTACGGCCTACCTGCCTGTACTACTATCGTAAACTCAGGACGTGGGCTTCACGTTTACTGGGTTTTGTCACGCCCGTATTCCAGACAGGAATGGTTACCTGTAGCGGAAAGATTGAAGACGGCGTGCGCCGAATTCGGTTTAGATGCTGATCCTGTAGTGACTGCGGATGCAGCACGTATACTGCGCGTACCAAACACACACAACTTTAAGGATGACCCAGCGCGTGACGTTAAGGTTGTGGGTAAGGTCAAGGATTACATTGACCTAGACGAGTTTGCAGAAAAGCTCCCCGCAAAAGTGACACCAGTTACTAGCGCGAGAGAGTACACAGACCAAGATGCCAAAGACATGGCACGCGCAGTTGGTCAGAGCAAATACACAACACGTTTTTCTAAACTACTGATAGCTACGGCGTCAGGGAAAGGTTGCGCACAAGTCAATCGTGCAATTATGCAACCTAATGATCTGTCGTATTCCGATTGGCTACACGTACTGTCAATTGCTAAACACTGTGAGGAAGACGGAGCGCAATCAATCCATCTAATCTCCAGTAAGTACGAAGGCTACAGTGCGGAGGAAACCGACAAAGTAGCTGCACCGATTGAATACCCACACCTGTGCTCTACGTTTGAATCCGACAATCCGTCAGGATGTGAAGGCTGTCCGCACAAGGGCAAGATCAAGTCTCCTATAAGTCTGTGCATGGAAGTGCGCATGGCCGAAACCCAAGAGGTGGAAGTTACGGTCTATGACGAGCCGGAGGTTATGATGGAGGGAGAGGAAGAAGTTCCTGTCGAAGCTCTCCCTCCTACTAAAGTTACTATACCGGCGTATCCGTACCCATACAAACGTGGGGCAAACGGTGGTGTTTACTTGGAAAAGGAAGACGAACACGGAAACATAGACCAGCAGGAAATATACAAGAGAGACTTGTACGTCACCAAGAGATTACGTGACCCGATCGAAGGGCCATCCTTTGAATTCAAACATCATACGGAAAGAGAGGGCATACAGACATTTGTTTTACCCATGACCAAAATAACTTCTAAAGAGGAGTTTCGTAAGGCTATGGGATTAAACGATATATTTGTGCTTACAAGACAGGCAGACGCACTTATGACATACATCGGTAGGTGGATTGAGCAACTAAAACAGACTCAAGACATGATCGACGTGCATACACAGTTCGGTTGGACAGAGGGTATGGAGTCGTTTGTGGTAGGTGAGCGAGAGATATTTGCAGACAAAGTTGAGGTAGCCCCACCAAGTGCTCGTACGGCACAGTACCTACCTATGTTTCAGAAGAAGGGTACACTAGATGGCTGGAAGAAAGTAACAGAGTTCTACAACCGACCCGACTTTGAAGAGCATCAGTTTATGTTTGGCATATCTTTTGGTGCTCCTCTTATGGCGTTCATACCTAACATATCGGGTGCTATCTACCATCTAATGAGTAAAGAGTCAGGCTACGGAAAAACCACAGGCATGTATGGAGGGGCATCAGTATGGGGCTACCATAAGAAGTTAGTACTACGCGGTAAGGATACAGGAAACTCTGCGTGGAATCGTGCAGAGATATGGAAGAACTTACCGTTCTACATAGACGAGATTACTAACTACGACGGTAAAGCCGCCAGTGAGTTTTGTTACGCCGCAACTGACGGTGAGCAGAAAAACAGGATGAACAATCAAGGCCAAAACTCCGAACGATATAGAGGTATGGATTGGGCGTTTATCATAGGTACGACAGGCAACCTTAGTTTGCACGATATTCTAGCTACGCACAGAGAGCACTCTGAGGGTGAAGTGGGTAGAAGTATGGAAGCTACGGCCACTAAGAAGTTGTTTTCAGAGGAAGATACCGCGTTAGCTAACACATTGCAGGAAGACTTAGCTAGTAATTACGGGCATGCAGGCGAACCATACATACAACATGTTCTTAAAAACCTAAAGGCGACAGAAAAACTTGTTTTAGCTACAAGAGACGCAATGATAAAAGCGGCAAATTTAGATTCTCAGCATAGATTTTGGGTTGCAGAGTGTGCTTGTACGTATGCTGGGGTTATGGTCGCCAAGAGCATTGGCTTACTAGATTGGGATTTGGATGCGTTCTACGCTTGGATTGTTAAGAAACTAAAGTTGGCTAGAGAAAATATGCAGAGCATGACTATTGATATACATAGTTTGATTGCCGATTACATTGCCGATAACCCACGGGGCATATTACGAGTAAAGAGCACGCAGGACGCGCGGGTAAATGATCCTGAGATGGAAAACCTTATCATGCCGGATGCTGTGCCCTCATACCGTTGGGTTGGGAGGCATGAGTACGACATTAATAAACTATACCTACGACCCGCTCCGTTCAAAGAGTGGTGTTTGCAGAAAGGCCACCACTACGAAGCGGTACGGGAATTGATAAAACTACAGCTTAAAGGTAAGTCTACTAAGATGCGTCTAGGTAAAGGTACTAAATTGAACTTACCTTATCAGGCAGTGATCGAGTTGTCTTGGAGTGACGAGGAGCCAGATGACAAGAGTAATGTTAAATGATATATCCCCTGACGGCGTACGTATCGTTGTCGATTGGGATAAGTTTAAACCCGGAGCTTCAGTATTTATACCCTGCATAAACACTGCAAAAGCTATCGAACATTTAACCAGAGCTGCCCGGATAACTAGAAAAGATATAGAGCAACGTGTTCGTGTAGAGGATGGTAAGTATGGCGTTCGGGTTTGGCGGCTAAAGTAACTGTGGTACCATAGCCGCGCATCATTTCCTTATCAGAGGATTTAGCCCCCCTCTGGGGGGCACTTTTTATTCCTCACCGTAAAGCAATCTATAGTTCTCTTCAGCTTGCTCTATAAACCTTCGATCTACAATCGCCCCTCTAGTGAGTTCTGCAATTGCCGTACCTCTAGCTCTGGCAGCTAATGATTGTCTTAAATTTTTACCGCTTATAGGTCTTTCTGGATGGTCATCATTAAATTCTTGGATATCTTCCTCTACTTCATCTCTCAGAGAATAGTCCCCAGTTTCCATCGCTATTTTATGGGCATAAGCAAAATCGTTTAAAAGATTAGACCTACGAGTTTGTATTCCCCTATTTAGTCTGTTGTTAAGCGCGGCTGCGTCTCTTGCTCGACGCGTACTGAATGGTGCAAACCCAAGCCCCTGCGCTATTACATCGCCCATAGGTATTTCACCACTAATCATCGGGTCTCCACGGGTAGTGTCATAACCTTCAGTACGGAACCTGTAGGCTTTTAGTCCGTTGGATATGGCGGTGGGCAGTACTTTTTCAAAAGCACGATTCATGTTCTGAGGGTTACCATCAAACAAGTCTGTGGCACCGTCTATGTACCGCATGCCCACACCAAGTGTTGGGCCGCCGATTGCTTCTAGCCAGTACTCCAACTCACTTGAAGGAACGTAATTGCCACGATCTCGTATAAGTAAGTTGGTCAAGTTAATACGATCAGTCAGGTCTACACCACCCATATTTGCGATGGCACCGTAGTACCATTCAGGCCCAAGCGTTTTAGCAACGATAGTATTTGCATCATCTTCGTCGTCATCTAAGAACATGTTCCATATAGCCATTGCTACACCGTACAGTGGGACACCTTTAACACCTATCAGTGTAGCGCCCGTACCAGTGAGCCACATAAATGTATTTCTTAGAATCCGTGCTTCTTCAATTTCAGCTTCAGTTCTGGCAGCTCCGGTCATATCTTTAAATATAGCATCCAGCATACGTATCTGGGTGTATAAGAACTGGCCGGGAACACGCTTAAATTGCATAACCAAGCTACCCAGATTCGTTTGACCAAACCTAGAGCCAGTAGTTAGCAATGCCGAAGCGTTAACCCACAAGGCAACATCAGTAGCTTTTCTGGAGGCTTGTTCTCCGTACTGGTCAACATCTGCTGCATCAATATCTTTAAACTTTTTACCCGTCAGTTTTTCCATCTCAAGTATGTAGGTACTCATCGCACTGACTTGACGAATACCACGTTCACTGTGATGGAACATAAAGCTGGATACGTAGGCTAGCTTATTCACAAACGGACTACTGGGACTATCAGGATCAGATGTTTCTGCTGCGATACTGCGAGTATCAAAACCCATTTCTTTAATACGGGTTATCAAAGGAGCGAAGTTTTTGTACCTCTCTGCCTTCTCACCTTCAAATTCATTAGTTATCGCAAACCCACCGTGGTCATACCGATCTTGTTCGGTAGTTACGAAGTCTCCGTTTGCATCTACAGTTACCTCACCCAGACCCTCTCGTTTTACTTTGCCCCATGTCCCTGCGTAAAAGTTCATAGCTTCAAGCGTAGCTTTAGTAGCTTTGAAACCACCATACTCACCCGCAAGCCGAGACTGAAGCACCACAGGAATAATTGATACGTTGACAGCTACAGAACTGACACTCAAACCGATAGTAGACATAAAGGTCAGTGATCGGGCTAGTCGTACATGTTCGTTCAAGTAAGGATTCTTACTGAACTCTGCATAGCTTGGTAGCTTGCCAAACTGTTGGTCTGTATCTGCTTTACTTCCAGCTACAGCTACTGCGACTTCTTTCATAAATGTGTCGCCAGCAAGTTCAGCCTGTCGGCCTTCTTCCATAACACGATTAGCTGCACTCTGTAGTTTGACCTTGTGCTTTATGTTTGCGTAACTATTAATGAACGCAGGCATAGACTTTTCAAACGTATAAATTGGGTCTGCTTCAAATCCGGCAAAGCCTCTACGTTCTTGGCGAGCCTGTACAATTGATTGCTCTGGAAGCGATTTAAGTACTATGTCAGCAAGGAAGTCCTGTATCTCGCCTTTCTTACGGTCAATAGCTGCCTTATCTTCTTTACTAGAAAGCTCTAGGTCTTTGAATATACCTTCTAAGTCGGCTTTTAACGTGGTGACCAAAGATATTGGCAGTTGACCGTTAATTATCCTAGACCGCATTTGATCCGCAGTAAGTGTTGGGTTGATATTTATGACAGTAGGGTCATTACTCAACCGATCCGCAAACACTTGCCTATCGCCGGGGTTATCAAATGAAGCATAACCAAATTCAGTACCTTCGACTCCCGCCTTTTGAAACTCATACTGTATCCAGTACTCGCCTTCACGGTAGAGTCTGAAGTATGGGTCTACGACGCCGACATCTAACCGCTTACGGAACAGAACTTCACGTACAGTTTTCTGTACGTTGGGGTCTAACTCCAATTGATTTATGTTGGCATCTTCGGCTTCAAGAATCTTGTCGTTAATGTTTTTGTACATGTCGCGCATCTTGGTGTACGCAGCACGTTGAGACGAATTAAGTTCCAGCATTAACGCTTTGAGTTCGTCATACTTATCGGTACGCTCTTGTGTAGCTTCAGTAAGTCGGATGGTACCGATAGTAGTAGTCTTTCCGGCTTTCTTAGCTTCACGGCGTTCATCTTCCAGCTTCTTCTTGAACTCTTCCGCTTTTTCTTTGGTATCGAATAGCTGTTCTTTCTTCTGAAGGTCTTGAGTACCGTACTCGACACGGTGCTTGGCGTAGTAGCTTCTGGGACGGGTAACATCAATACCGTCTATAGTGCTTTCACTTACCAGCCTACTGAACTTCTCTAACGCAGCACTGTCTACACCCACACCCGCTTTGGTACTAAAAGCTCCTAAAATGTCTTTTAGTATCATAGTGAAGGTTTTCATTTCTTCATTACGAGTGCCGTCTATGTCGTACAGAATATCCTGCATTTCTTCGACGGTAGGGAGTTTACCTTTAGACATATCTACAATGGCTTCTAAACCGAGACCATTGATAGCATTCATCATAAACTTGGCGCTCTTGTTATTTATGTTTGTCAAGAACGACTCGTAGGCTTCCTCTTTAGTTTTCTTGTCCAGACCGGTGCGACCTACGCGGGTAAGTTCTACCATCGCCTCGTCTACATCGCCGTTAGTCAGGTTGTCAACTACGGAGGTAGCATCTCGGGTGTTAGGCTCAGTTGCCATAATCACGTTTATGTATTCTAAGGCTTTAGTTGTGGCGTTAGTTGCGTCTATGTTAAACCCTAAGAATCTAGCAACTGCGTCTAAGAAATCACGCCACGCACTTCGCTTTTTACCACTGGGCTTGTAAGCAGCCAGTTGAGCTTTGAATTCTGTATTACTGTACACCTCTGCCGCAAACTCTCGTAAACCTGCCATCGCGTAAGCGTTGGGTAGTTTGTCTTTCAGATTGCTGTACAGTTTCTGTAGCTTAATTGTGACCGGATGGTTGGGGTTAGACAGTACTGAATGCGTAGCTGCGTGTGCGGATTCGTGCAGTACAGCGTGTGTACTGACCGGCATATCCAGATTAATCTGAATAACATCGTTCTGGAAATCGTACGCAGAGGGCGCTGGTTTACCATCTCTGTCCACAACACCTTCGGCAAACTCAACTGCGGTGCTCGTACCGCGCAACCTTTCCGCAAGTGTACGGGCAGTGCGTGCGATATCAGTGTTGGGGTTATCTCTGGCTATCTGATCTAGTGCGCCACCTATATTGTTGTCCAACAACAAATCGTTTACTGTCTCGGACACTTCCGGCATAGAAGCAGCAACAGCGTTCTTAACTAGAAGGTCTTTAGTATTTTGAAGTCCCTCTAAACCTTCAGGGTTTTCAACTGTGCCGTTTTCTACTTCTGACTCAGCTACTATTTCTTGGACGTTACCATCAACAATACCGTCCTTGATGGCTTGATCTACATCAACTTGAATAACTTCTCTCGGAGCCTTTGCTTCTGCACTGTTCCACCAGCCTGTTCGGTTCCACGCTTTTGTTTGGGACTCTTGTTCTCCTGTATACAAAGTGCCAGCTATGGTGCCCCTTAGACTTTCAAGTGATTTGTTCCTACTATCTCTTCTGTTTACAGCGTCTTCTAAAAAGGTTTGGTACCGTAGATGCTGATTCAGGTTTTCTAATAGTTCTGGGCTACCCTTATCCCTAATCGCTCGTATTGCCTTACGAGCTACTTTACGTGTATCAGCTTCTGCTTTAGCCACTTCAGGGTGTCTGGCAACTGTAGAGTCGTAAGCAATCGTAGCCAAAAGATTATTTGCATTTCTAGCAACCTTTGCGTACCGTGCCAGAGCTTCATCTGTAGCGAACAAGTCTCTGTCGGTAGGGGACAATGGGCCTAACAGTTGAGGTTGCTGGGCAAATGCTTCGGGGGCAGGCGCTCTACCTATACGTTTTTGTCTTTCTTGCTGCTTCTCTACTTTTTTAGTTTTTGTTGTCTTTTTCCTTTTCCTTTTCCTAGCTGTAGGTGGTGCCGCTTTTGCCGCTTCTTTCTCTGCTTGAATCCTAGCTTGCTCTTGTTGTAACGCAGTCGGACGAGGACGGGTAGGGGCAAATAAGTCTTGCTGGGGAACAGCCTCTGGGGTTTCTTGTAGGAAGTTGTTTATATTGATCTTGGTCTGTTCACTGACGTTGCGATTACGGCCTAAGTTGGTCAAAGCAGTACGAACCTCTTCGCTGGTAACGTCCATACCTCGAACTTGTTTACGTACAGGAGCTTGAGGGGCAACGCCAAGACGATCAAAAAATCGCTTGTCTGCTTTACGTACTTTAGGTGCTTCTTCTACAACTTCCTCAGTCTGAGGGGCACGGGCGGCGGCACGTTCAGCACGCTCTATAGCTGGGAATTCAAGCTGACCTTCAGTACCCCGACCCGTGCGATCCATTCGCTCTCTATTAAGTCGAGCAGCTTCGGCACGCTGTGCATCTTGTTCAGTGGTCTCTACAGGAATAGGCCGCTGTCTACGCTCTGGTATGAGTGCTTCTAACTCTGCGGTTCCTTCTGCCTGCGCGGCATCTCGTGCGGCTTCTACGGCTTCTTGTTCGGCTTCTTGGGTGGCAAAAGCCCCCCGCACATCGGCAGCACGGTTAATTAATGTTAGTTCTTCTTCGGTAGGCTCAGTATTTGTAAAACCTTGTCTGCCCAACTCCGCACTAAATGCACGCTTTAAGTTTTCTACGCCGTCAATATCTTGACGCTCTATAATAGGTAGGAGTACTTGTCTACGTTTCTCGACGGACTCTCGCTGGCGACGCTCGGCTACGCGACCTTCAGCTAACGCTCGCTCATCTTCTCTGGCAGCTCGCTCTTCAGCTTGTACAGCTTGCTCTTCGGCGCGTTCCGCAGCCTCACTAGCCGCTATCTGTTCTTCTATATCTATTTGGTCAGGCGATACTTCCGTAGCTCTTCGTACTTCATCTTCCGGTTCTTCCGGTTTTACAAGAGGGGTGGTATCTAAAACAGCTCTTATGCGCGAAACAAGTTGAGGTTTATAAGCTCTTACTAAACCACGATCAATGTAATCTTCTAATATTTGTTCTGCTTCCGCTCTTTCTTCTGGATCAGCCCAATTTAACCCAAACAATTTTTCAGCAGTATTTGTTTCAAGATCGATACCTATTTCTTCTAAAGTATCTGTATCTAAAATATCGGATACTGTTGTTGGCCCCAGTAGGTCACCTTCTGGTGGAATAGGTTCTGGTGCTGCGGGTTCTTCTGGTGCTGGTTCTTCTGGTGCGGCTGGTTCTTGCGGGGTTGGGCCACGCTGCCTACCCGGAACAATCATTTCGGTAAACAACGCAAGGATAGCACCTACACCACCACCGATCTTGGCAGACTCGCCTACACCCTCAAAGGTTCCGGTGTCGGGATCGTAGACACCCTGTGAAATAAGATTCTGTAATACTTCAGCCGAGGCTTCTTGCGCTGCCTCATCCATAGCCGCTTTAGTTATACGACCAAGTTTGCCTTCGCTTACCCTACCAAGCCGGGCTTTGAAACTGTTATTTAACGCATCGGCAACATTGCTAGTATTAGGGCCAAGTGCTCTCTGCGCACGCCTGATAATCCGCGTAGGGCCTATCATCTCAAACGCGCCCGGAATCATACCGTAGCCAGCAGCAGTGCTGATCTCTTCCTCAGTAGCCCCAGCAGCCTCTGCACGTTGCGCAGCTTCACCTGCACCAGCACCCACACCTACGGCGGCACCAGCAATAATACCGGGGGCACCGAACGGAGCAGCAGCTAAGAACGGTAGTGTCGAACCGACACCACGCATCAGGTCAAGATAGGTACCTTCGTAGGCTTCATCAGGGGCAAGGAACTCCTGTACCCCGCCGCCAACTTCGGCAATCTTACGGCGAGCAGCCTGTTCGGCTTCTTCGGGTAGTATAAATGACGCACCGGTCAGGGCAGACTCAATCATCCCAGCACCACCGGCAGCAATAGCTTTGGCAGTTTCAGGTATGTAGCCGAACAGAGAAGTGTCTTCAGTTGGCTCTGGCTGTGGGCTGTATGTTTGTATGGCGTTAGCTAGTTTTCTAGCTGCCTCTACATCCCCAGCGGCGTGCGCATTTTTTAACGCACTACCGAGTTCCTCAAGAGTCGCCATACTTGCAGCCCTTATCTATTTGTATATTGCTCTACCAGAGCATCTATTTCAGGATCGCCCGTACTGCCTTCTCCTGCACCTGCGCCTAGTATCCTACCTACTCGCTGTGCTGGAAGACCTATTTGTCGGGCTATATCGTTCATTGTGGTCTGTTTTATACCTCTTAACTCTGTGATGTAGTTACGAACTCTAGTTTTATCGTCAGCTTTAGCAAGCGGGTCAGATTCCATATCGGCAAGTACATTGTCTAACGTCATAATATTTCTATCTAAGTTAGCGTATAGAGTCATTAAGCGACCTTCAGCAGCATCATCAAGCTGTCTAGCTGTAAGCACTGAGTCTATTTCAGCTTTCAATACATCTAAATTGGCGCGAGACTGTTGAATAGCCATCTCTGCATCACGGTTAGCTATGGTGTTTACGTAGTTACCCGCAGACTGTATAGCCTGATTCAGAGTAGTGCGTGCGGTTTGCTCTGCCCCTCTTCCAGCTTCATATACTTGTCCGCGTATATTACGTTGTGCTTTTTCAAGTTCAACAGTAGTTTGTGGTCTTACTTTAGCGGCTTCGCGTTCTTGCTGTTGCTGCTGTCTACGTAGTTGAGACTGAGAACCAACACTTCTTCTGGCTTGATCTACAAGACTATTACCACTTAGATACGCTTGCATAATTAGTTCATTTTTACGTCTGGCGCGTTCGGCAGGACTAAGAATCTTACCGTAGTAGTCTTCATCAGCTTTAATAAGGTCTTCTACAGCTTGTTTCTCGACATCAGACATACCAAGTGCTGCACGCGCTGCGGTTTCTTCTGCGGCTCTAGCACCTTCCATAGCACCAAGTTGTTCACCCAGTACTCCTTCTAGCTGGGTTTCTAAAGCACTTGGTGTGCGTTGGTAGTTACCAATATTAGCGGCTTCGGTGCGCATTCTACCTATTATTTCCTGCGCTGGGTCTGTAGGTGTAGTAGGAGCGGGTTGTCCTGCACCTTGTTGTGGTGTAAACAAGTTTGCCACTATCCCAGTATTTTCCAAGTCAGTACCACGAGTAGCTGTACGGCTAGGAGGTTTTGACAAGTCTAACGGTACGCCACGAGGAGTTTCTGGTTGTGCAGCTTGTTCTCTTCTGCGCTCCACGTTACCCATAGCTTGCCCAATTTCGTTTCTTGTAAGTCCTCGGTTAGCCAGCGCAATTTTTGTATTAAACTCGTCACGACGGCGTTCTCGTTCTTCTGCTTTTTCTTCTTGAGACGCCATAAAGTCTCTAAACATCTGCATAGGCGTCCTATCACCTCTTTGCTCTCGCCTTTCTGCGCTACTCATATAAGTAGGACGAGGAGGTAAATCTCTCTCGGGTCGAGCCGCAAGAATAGCTTGTATTTCTGCTTCTAACTCATCATCTATGTAATCGTTTGAAGGGCTACTATCTTGTGCTGCCACGGTTTCTCTATCTGGATTTCGTCCTTCTAACATAGCCAACATTTGATTTGGGCTAATATCAGTGCCTGATTCCATTTTGGCTATAGCAGATAAAATTCTTCGTCTAACACTAGGATCAGTTAAATCAATAGGCGCATCCGTAGGAATACCTGTTTGTTCAGAAACAAACTTTAGGTAGTTATCAGTGTCGTTTTCGTTAGGGGGCGCGTACCTAGAAACGGTTTCACGTAAAGTTGCTACATCTCCAAGCTCTGGATAATTACTAAGTAGTCTATCCGCTGCTCTTACACTTGAAGTCACGTCTTCAAAATCGACAAAACCTCTAGTAGCGCCTGTTTGTCCTTGCCAATTTTGATTGTAGTCGCGTATGTTGAATGGATTATTGGCCCCTACAAAACTTCCATCAGGCCCTGCGTACTTTTTTACTTCGCCACCATAGGCTAATTCGGCATCAGGATTACCACCGGCCATAATAGTTTTGAGTCGTTGGACTTTAAAAAAGGTATCAGGCGGAAAGGTCTTTAAGTTTTCGCTTTCCATTCTTGCGCTTTCCATATCCCCAGCAGCTTTATAACGCTCAACTTGCTGTTCTATCGACATGTAATTTTGTACATTTAGATCACTAGATAGCTCGTTATACTCCTCGCTCATCATTTTATTGAACGGGTTAAGCTGTTGTATTTGAGCTGTTTCGCCCTCTGTAGGGCCGCCTTCGGCATAGCCAATAATTCCACCACGAGCGGCCATTTGTGGCATACGAGCCATATTTGGCGCAGAAAGTTGTGATATACCTGCTGCCATCGGACGTTGTTGTGGTTGAGCTTGAGGCATAGCTTGTGGTTGTGGGCGACGCTGCATACCACCTAGTCCGGCTAACATGTTTGGCGCAGCACGACGTTGTGGTTGTGGGCGACGCTGCATACCAGCTACTTGAGCACCGGGCATTAGCCGTTGCATAAGTCCAATGATACCTTCAGCAGCTTGTTGTTTACGCTGATCGAGTACTGGCATTTGAGGAACTTGTTGGCCTTGCGCTTTTGCCAAATCTTGGTCAGCCGATTTCAGTAAATCAACGGCTTCCTGCGCTTTCATAGCAGCACGAGTTTTAGGGTCTATCCCTAAATCTTGTAAATCGTTATCTACGACATCAACCGCCGCTTGCATACGTTGTGGATTTACATTCGGCATAGCTGGTCTAGGCTGCTGTACGGGACGCTGTTGGGGCATCAAAGCCTGTAAACCTTGTGGTGTTTGCTGCATAGCCATTACTTATATTCCTATGCTGGAGGATTTAATATGTTATTTAACAACGTATAGATATCAGAGCCGCCTTGAGCACCAGCTAGTAAAGAACTTAAGCCGGAAGGCTCCGTGTACTCGTAGCTGGCAACGCCAACTGGCATACCTTGCAGCAATGACTGCATGTACTGTACTTGTTTGTAAGGGAAGTCACGTTCTTCTTCAAACTGAGCGATATCTGCGGCAATGCCCTCACCTTCGATACCCCGTTGTTCAGCACCCGCACGACGTTGGGCTTCAAATACGTCAAACCCAAACTGATTCATCATTTCTTGAGCTTGTCTACGTGCTTGTTCTTCAGTATTAAACTGACCCTGCGCTTCTGTGAAGGCTTGTTGGTATCCAGTACCGGTAATGTCCGCTATGTTACGCAATGTGTTACGGATTAACTCAGAATCCATAATAGCTTGACGGCCACCACCATAAGCTCCGGCTTTACTTAGCCGACTAGCTTGTTTAGTTCGGGCGATTTCAGCTTGACGTTGCGCCTCTGCGATCTGCGGCTCAAGGGACATTTGCAGATAAGGAGACATGTACTGCTGCGCTACACCAGCCTCAGTAAATGAAGTAGGTGTATAGCCCCCCATCTGTGTAATCGGAGCAGTTAAAGCACCCAGACCTTGGTAGGCTTGCGTTTGTAGACCAGATTCTCCAGCAGTTAGGGGGCCTTGGTATGCGGTATACGGCATACCAGCAAGAGCCTGCCCACGACCAAGCATTTCCGTGACATACGGGCCAGCCCACGAAGAAAGCGAAGATTCCTCCGCTCTTGTGGTATTTGAAAATAAATCGTCCGACGTATCGGTCGCTATTGCGTTTGGATCGAGATCATCATCGCCCATGATTCACCTCAACTTGGCATAAATTTGTTTGGGTTTATTTGGGTGCCCTGTGTCTGACGGCCAGTTCTGGCCTGTCTCACTCTATCCATCATAGAGTAAAGTTGCTCGGCACCTGCATTGGAATTGCCATTACCAAGATGGCTGACTACATCGGCAGGGATAACGAACTCGCCATCACTGAGGGCAGCGGGTTGCGTGGCGTCTATAGTAGCAGGAATCCTATCTGCCATGCCATCTGTTGGGCCGCCTAAGTAGTAGCCTTGTCCCATGCCGTCTAAAGAAGCTAGTCCACCTTCCATCATACCAATAGCGCCGGGTTTGGAGGCTTCTATTAACTCGTCTAATCTAGTTTGTACAACGTCTGCACCAGAAGCAGGAGCCATATAACTACGTTGCGCAGGAATTATTCCTGTAGAAGCTACCGTGGGAGCGTATTTGGTTGAAACAGGACGTGTTTGCCTACTGAGATTAGTAAGATTCTGTGTGGCTAAATTCCATTTTTCTGCGTCTGTAGCGGCTTGTGCAGCGTCTATAGCGGCTTGGTTAGCAGCAGCATCGCCCCCCGTACCTACATACTGGGTCTGCGTAAAATACCGACGGCCACCTCCGCCCGGACGGCGGTCTGGGTCATATGCTGCGGCATCTTCTTGAGTATACATAGGTACTTGCTGACGGTAGGCTGTGTAATCAGGAATACCACCCATGTACCCAAGAGGGCCTTGGCTATCTCCACCAAGCCCTAAAAAATCAGAAATAGTACTAGAGTCTTTGGCACGAGAAGCCAGAAATAACCCCAGTACAGGGGCTACTTTGGACATGTCTATAGTCCCATCGTCGGTAGTAAAAAAGTCAGTAACTACGTCAACCGCAGCACCTACTGTGTTACCTACCCAATCAAAGAATTCGCCCATCTTAGCCTCTCAATAAATCTATAAGTTCATCAAACTCATTATAAGTATCTATTATACCGCCACTTTTTGCTGCATAAGGGCGGCTTGCCATATTAGGGTTAAAAATACTTTCGCCACCTATATCGTATAAATAGTCAATTTGCGCTAGCTCTGGCCCTGTTACTCTAACGCCACGAGAACTACTAGGCAAACTCGTACTGGGGGTTTGTACGACACCACAAATTTCTGGATTAAAGTACGCATATACTGGGTTATCACAAAGATCAGTATCTACCCCGCACTTCTCTGGGTTTGCTGCTGCATAGTCTGCATCCAAGCACGGGTCAGTTTTTGTACCGCACTCTATCGGATTCTCTGCTGCATATGCTGGATTTAAACAGGGGTCTTCGGGAGGTGGCGGTGCGCCTTCATAACAGAAACTCTGTACAGTCTGCCCCGTAGGCACTGCTCTGCCGGGCTTATCACTATTCGGCGGACACTCGATAATACGGACTGTCCCGCATATTTCTGGGTTTTCAGCAGCATACGCTGGATTTAGGCAAGGATCAGTTGTTGTCCCGCATATTTCTGGGTTTTCAGCAGCATACGCTGGATTTAGGCAAGGATCAGTTGTTGTCCCACATATTTCTGGGTTTTCAGCAGCATACGCTGGATTTAGGCAAGGATCAGTTTTTGTACCGCATATTTCTGGGTTTTCAGCAGCATACGCTGGGTCTAGGCAAGGATCAGTTTTTGTACCGCATATTTCTGGGTTTTCAGCAGCATACGCTGGGTCTAG